CATAAGTAATCTTCAATCTTCCTTTATGAAATGCTGAGGCAACAATCTGAAATCGATACTTCATTGAGCCACGCCAATAACGGAAAGGCAAGGCAGCAAAACAACAAGCGGGCATATGATATTCCGTTTGGCTACTTACGGTTAACTCACTCCATACTTGGGGATTAACCTCACAATTCCATAGTAATGTCTCTGTAGTATCAGCGACATCCCACGGAAAATTGTGAGATAACTTTCCCTCATAGCAATAGATTTGAGTTCCATCTCATCTGTGCCATCTAAACCCATAGTTCTGGTATCCACCGTCAACTCCTGCTTCATGTCCAACGTTAATTTGTTAGACGTATCAGGGGCATTAGTATTGGCGAAATTGCCAAGATACGTGGGCTTATAAGGAATAATTTCTCCAGCATATGTAGGCCTGGAGAATCCAAATGTCCTAGCAATAGCAGCAATTGCGCTAGCTCCAATTTCTGTAGCTTTAGCGTATGCTCCAATAACAGGTGCAGAAGTCAAAGCTCCTGCAGCTCTTGCTATATAACTTGCTGGTGTACTTACCATACCTGTTCCGTACTCATCAGCTTGTGGCCTATAAGGGTCTTGTTCTTCTACTTCGACCTTGTTACAGCACTTGGATTCAATCTCAAGTGTAGGACAAGGAATCTTGGACAAGCAAGCACCCGGAGTATATTCTCCAGCTTGCGCTGAAAGAGCTCCAGGTTCATTTGCAGTTGGTGTAGACATAACAACATCCTCAGCCCAAGCAAAAACGGAGACCGTAACGGAGTCTGAAGCTCCGTTGGCATGCTTCAAATTTTGCATGCCATGAATAAGGATGTCACCCATATCCCTCCAATCCTGGTCAGGAATGTCCATTGCATTATACTGCCATACAAATGGCAAACACATGGTACCTCCCTGAGAATTGGTGGGATCCAAATAAATATGTGGTCGCTGACTAGCTTCCACGACATCCTCCTGGAAAAATGCTCGATCCTTGGTAAAGCCA